TGAGGAACTGCGCAACTTGGCCAAGGAACTAGGTATATTACTGGTGACAGCATCGCAGTTGAATCGATCAGCTGTGGAGGAGATTGAATTTGATCACAGTCATATTAGTGGTGGTATTAGTAAGATCAATACGGCGGACAATGTATTTGGTATTTTTACAAGCCGGGCTATGAAAGAGCGAGGCAAATATCAGATTCAATGTATGAAGAGTCGTAGTTCAACAGGTGTAGGACAAAAAATTGATCTTGAATACGATATTAACACTATGCGTATTACAGATGCTGGCGGGGACGAAGGCGGATACAACAAACCGCAAAGTTCTATCATGGAATCAATCAAGGCCAAAAGTCAAGTCAAGGCTGCTGATGCTATCGAGGGTAATTCTGACAAATGGGAAAGAGCAACAGGAACCCCTGCCTGGGAACCAGCCGCCAGTACTAAAGGACGTTACTCCGATGACGTACAAAAAATCTCAGCAGATGTGCAAAGTAACAAGCTGAAACAGATGCTGGGCAAGATCAAGCAGTCATGATTACCTGTATTGATGCTTTTAAGAATTTGAATATATCAATACAAAATGGTAAGCCTGCAATATCTCCATGCTGTATTTCTCCGCCTGTGCTTGTAGAAAATTTAGATTTTGACAACAGTTATCTGAATTCTTTTAGAGAAAGTTTTTCTCAAGGAGTCTTGCCACCGGGTTGTTTTAATTGCAAGACTAACGAACAAGAAGGATACATCAGTAGGCGTATGGGCAGTAATCAATGGTACGCTGATCATGGACTAGCCAACAACTCAGTTGAATTAGTTAGAGTAGATTACTGGACCGGCAATACATGTAATCTTGCTTGTGTAATCTGCGGACCTCAGAACAGCAGCATGTGGCAAAAAGAATTAGGTGTTCAGAAACCATCAGTGATCAATCCATCATGGAAACAACTGGATTTAACAGCATTGAAAGCGGTTCATTTCAACGGAGGAGAACCGTTGTTGAGTAAAGAACATGTGCAATTTTTACATGCTATTCCAAACAAGTCACAGGTTTACGTAAATTACAATACCAACGGAACTATTTTGCCTAATCAAGAGTTACAACAATTATGGGCTAAATTCAAGTTAGTACAATTGGATTTTAGTATCGATGATGTAGGCAACAGATTTGAATACCAGAGATATCCTGCCTGCTGGGATGATGTTGTTGCCAATCTACAATGGTACATTGATTTTGCTCCACATAATTGCATGTTTGCAGTTAATACCACAGTGGGCATATTGAACAAACATAACTTAACCAATCTTGATCAATGGTTAGCGCAGCATTTTAAACAATCAAGATTTGGTGATCCAATTGAACATCGCAAACAAAATGCATTGGGCAAATTCTCATTGGCCGCAAATGTTAAAACTGTAAAACATCAACTTGACATACTGGATCAACGGCGCAATACCAATTGGCGAACAGTATTTCCGGAGTTAGAGTAAAGGCCACACAGGTGCATCAGCAGTGTAGATAGTCAGTCCCAAAAGGCCGCTGTATCTCACCGCATCTGTGCGGTTCCATCCCTCGTGCCAGGTATAGTTGCCATTCTGATGCCACCAGCCGTCGCCAAAGTTAGTGGTCATACGCACAGGGTCGTCTCTCTGTTCTGTGCGATAAAAGTAACTGCTGAGATCTTCGGTGTCCTGATTACTAAAGTATACCATGCCAGTGGCAATCAGTTTGCGATAGTCTGTGTGTAACCCGTTCACAAAGCCTGGCATGTCACGAGTAAACTCAATGTGTGTTTGGCTTTGTCGAAACATGGTGTCTCGATCCATACCCCAAGCAACGTCAGTTCCGTTATAGTTGTCGTACATCCAGTTGATGCTTTGACGTTTGAACTCTGCACTACCAAAGTATCGGCTGATAGCAGTTAGTTTTTTGTTTTCAAATTTTGGACTCAACACCTTGTAACGCATACCTGGCCAAGGATCGTGCCCAACAGGAGCCACATCACCGTGCGGTTTCCATTCTTCGTTTTCTAGTTCTGCAATGATGTCCTCATAGCTAAAAGGCATTTTGAGATGTAGCTTGCTCACAAGATAACGAATAGGGGTGAATATAGTGGATAGTTCTGTCATAGCATACATATTTAATCATAGGATGCGTACACAATGGAAAAAGGTAAAAATTTGTATTGTGCCTGGGCTGACACAGGTCTAGCCCTGCACAATTCAGGACGATGTTTGCTGTGCTGTCACAGTCAGAACTACTTGCAAAATCAAGAAGGCCAGAACATATATCTAGACACAGGCACTATCGAACAGGCCTGGAACAGTCCTACTAGAAAACAAATACAAGCAGATCTCGAAGCCGGCGTTCAACATCCCAATTGCAGTGCTTGCTGGAATGAAGAAGCAGCAGGAAGAAGCAGCCGCAGACAAGTGGCCAATGAACAATTCAAAGATCTAGTGATCACAGGTCACAAGCCACAGCTAGTAGACCTCAAACCTGGTAACACCTGCAATCTAGCGTGTCGCACTTGTTGGCCCGAAGTTTCTAGCAAATGGTATCGAGACTACTGGGAAATTGAAGCTCAGAAATGGGAGCCAGACTATAAGAAATATCTGGCTTCCTGGGGTAGAATTCGCAGCAGTTACAGCGACGAAAACACACAGCTATGGGCAGATCTAGCAACATGGTTTACTGATGTAGAGTATTATGACATATACGGTGCTGAACCCATGTTGCTGGACAAAGTATTTCATATTTTGCAACAGAGCGTTGACAGCGGGCGCTGCCAAGATCAAGGGTTGCATATCAATACCAATGGTACCATTTGGAATCCTGAGTACATTGATATCATCAAAAAGTTTAAATCAGTAAACATTGACGTCAGCATAGATGGTATTGGACCACACTTTGATTATATTCGATATGGTGAAACATGGAGCACAGTTGAAAAAAATGTTTTGCGTTATCAACAGTTGTCTAGGACCAATCCCAACATCAAAATGCACATCTGTATTACAGTGTGTGCTTTGAACATTTTGTACGTGATGCAAATACAACAATATTTCTGTGATCGAGAAATTCCTGTGTTTTTTAACATGGTGCATCATCCACATTATCTCAATGTTCGGGCACTGCCAGACACAGTCAAGCAAACAATACGTAGTCAACTTGAATCACAAAATCCCAACTGGCAAATCACCAGCATCATGGATTTCATGGACATGCCTTTGGAAAATCAACCGCAGCAGTGGGACAAATTTCTTGAATCAACAAAAAAGCTAGATCTGTTACGACAACAAGATCTAGCCAGTACTTTCCCTGAATTTTGGGAATTGATTAACTTGCAGTAATCACAGCCGTCCAGGTAGTAGAACCATTGGTGTTTACGTACATACGATCGTTGGTAGTGGTACCATCACTACGCAGATACAATGATCCTTTGGCTGCAACCAATGTTGGTGCACCTGATCCAAAAAATACACCAAAGTTTGCAGCAGTTGAAAATACATATCCTGCTCCGGCTGTGCCCCCTACTGGCACAGCAGTACCGTTGAAAGAACGCACCTGACCGTTGGTAACAATATTACCACCAGTGACGTTGCCAAGTGCAACCATTTGTGCACCAGTGGTCAAGTTTCCAGCAATCACGTTGCCGACCAATGATACGTTGCCAGTTCCTGCAATGTTGCCTCCAGTGATATTACCAGCAGCACTAATCAAACCGTTGCTGCGTAGATTGCCGCCAGTTACGTTGCCTGTAACACTGACACCAACACCTTCTACGTTAGCAGAGGCTGTTATGTTTCCAGTGACATCTATGCCTTGCGTGGAAATCACAGCTATGTTTGCTGTGCCTCCAATGGTTGCCTGAATATTACCACTCGGGGTAGAAACACCCAATTCTGTGGTACCTGCTGTGATTCTTGAAGTACTAGACAGGCCTGATAAAAATGCTCCGTTGCCAAGAAAATAAGAACCAACAATATTACCAACAGCGTTGAATGAGGTGTTGGTGTTGATGTTGCCATTTGCAAATATAATGCCGCCAACTCCAACATCGCCGCCAACTCCAACTCCCGATCCTGCTAGAATGTTACCACCAGTTATGTTGCCTGTGGCTGAAACTTGTCCTGTAGTTCTAAGGTTACCGCCGGAGACATTGCCTGTGACGCTGATTAAACCAGTTACAAAACCGCCAGTGTTGGCCCATACAGCAACGTTTGATCCGCCAATTCCAATAGTAATATTACTGTTGGCAATTGCTCTTACATTACTGGTTCCGTTGACAATAGCTGATCCACCAGACACAGTGATATTGGTCAATTGACTACCGTCACCAATGATATAAGCTCCGGTAACGTTGCCTGTGGCTGAAACTTGTCCTGTAGTTCTAAGGTTACCGCCGGAGACATTGCCTGTGGCACTCATTATGCCACTGGTCAATAGATTTCCACCAGTTAAATTACCGGCAAATGTTTGAGTAGTAGCTACAAAGTTTCCAACAATGTTGCCGTCCACATAAAGATTACCAGCAACGCCAACACCGCCAGAAACTACCAGCGCACCTGAAGTAATACTGATACTGGGCTCAGTGCTGGTAATTGTCACAGGATTGGTATAATCACTCAATGGACGATTTAAATCTTGAATTGTGATAGTAGCGCCTGAGTCAGATGTTGTGAACCCAAATTGGTAGGTGCCTGCTTCGGCAAAAGTAATAGTACCACTGGCATAGCCCTGAATGCCGTCTGTGCCCAGCGTTACATAAGGGCTAAGAGCCATAGTACGGCCAGCAGCATCAACAATTACCTGTACTCGTATACTACTAAAATTGCCCGAAGGCGCAAAGTTACTAAAACCTACAGTAATGTTGCCTGTGGTTGCAATACGCTGATAATGTCCTTGACTATAATCTAATATAATTGGACCCGAAGTGGTTGCAATGTTCACTGAATCAGCACTAAAATTACGTATCTTAGCGCCAATTAAAGGCGCACCCAACATGTTGTTTTGTGTGCTCAGGGAAGATCCATTTTCCAAGGCAGCATTTAAAATTGATTTGGTTTGAAGCTCTGTGATTTCTTCTGCGGCATATTCAAAATTAGTTTTGGTGCCGGCAAAATTGTCTCTGAATCCTTGGGTGTTGTTGGGCTGGGCAGCCACAGGATATTGATCATTGATTGCCGTTGGGTTGATCTGACTGGTCATAAGTTTTCCTTTGCGATACGCATTTAGATATTTATTAGAACTGGAAACCCGCTAAATAATCCAAAGGTCCTAAACAATGCAGAAAAAAACTCGCAGCATCTTAGAAGAATTAGATGGCTTGTATGACAAAAAATATGCTCAGCGCGATCGTCGTTTGATTATTGAAAGTCGTGCCAGCAACGTGATCGCTTCTGCTATTCGCTTAGTAGAACAAATAGAAACTGAGTTTCCTGCTGGCCAAGCAGAAAATCTCACAAGAAAATTGCTAAATGCAATAAGAACAAAAGATGCTGGCAAATTCAATCGCAGCGTAAGGAAAACAGATGCAAATCTTTGAAATAACTCAGCCAAAAAGAGTTAACGAAATTGTTGGTGCACTAGCCAGTGGTATTGCCAAGGCTGGATTCAACAAGTTTGTACAGAGCCAAACTGGTAGCCCTGCTTTTGATCCAGCTGGCTCTGGCGCCAATGCTAGAATGGGAGCGTTCAAAGCCAATCAGGCACTGGTAGGACCATTAGCCACTCAACTACAAGCTGCCTGGGCTCAAGCTGTGCAAGAGTTCATGAGCAGAACCAAGGATGCTGCTGGCAATCCGACTACCAATCTCAGTGCAATGAGCCCAGCCAGTTTTAACGCAATCAAACCGCAACTGGTGACCTTGATCAACAACTCTATTGGACCCAACGCAGATTATGCCGGCCTGCCTAATTCAGCAGGAGATGACCCCACAGTCAAAGCGGCTGCCGAAGCAGCAAAGGAAGCCATTGACAAAGGCATTAACTCTGTAATGGACGCCACAATCAAACCCGGCAATAACACGCCGCAACTGGCTGATGCCTGGACTGAAATTGTGCGAGATGGCATTGCTCCTGCTAAACAGATTTCACAGTTTGATCCCCGTAGCAGCGGCGGCCAAACACAACAAAAAGGACAGATAAAACTCACACAAGACACACGTGGAAATTGGCTTGTAAATGGGCAACCTTTTAATGCCAAAGACCCTGTGCATGCTCAAGCCATGCAGAGCTTACAACAGCAGGCAGGTGGCAAGCCATGAAGTTATTGAGAACTTTACTAGAAGGCGGAAATGTATTCAAAAGCAAAGACGGTGAGCCGCTGACACAACGTATCAACCAAGCTGACGTACCTGCAACCATTGCCTGGGTTGAACAAGTTACAGGTTTAAAGTTTCCTGAAGAACGTCAACTGGGATCAACTGGTCGCAAGCCTACATCAGGTGATCTTGATCTTGGCGTAGATGCCAACAAAATTACCAAGGATCAACTTGCTGCTACACTCACACAGTTTGTGCAAAGTCAAGGACAAGATCCGCGCGAATATGTTCGCAAGGCAGGAGAAGTTCACTTTCGAACTCCCATTGCTGGTGATCCTGATCGTGGTTTTGTTCAAACAGATTTTATGTTCTTCCCTGACCTGGATTGGGGACAGTTCTACTACGGTGGCGCAGACAATACAGAGTACAAAGGCATGAACCGTGCTGTGCTATGGTCTAGCATGGCCAAACATCATGGTCTCAAAGTAGGCAGCAACGGCGTACTCAATCGAACAACCAACGAAGTGATCAGCACAAATCCTGATCAATTTGCTCAATGGGTTCTGGGGCAAGGTTACAACAGAAACAATCTCAAGAGTGTGGAAAGCATTTACGCTGCCCTGGCCAACAACCCTGACAGCGATGCCATGCTACGAGACTTTCGTGACTATTTGGCCAAACAAGGTCTCAATGAGCCTCAAGTGGGAGTGCAAGAAAGCGATGCTGGGTTTCTGGGACGCTTGCGTGATCGACTGGTTAACCAAGGCATGCAGCCCATACTGGAAGCTGAACAAGCCAGTGTAGGTGGCCGTGCCAAGGGCATTGAGCATCTTGAAGACTGGGTGTTTCGAGAAGGCACAGCTGGCATTCAACGAGCATTAGAAATTGTCAAGCATGCTACTGAATCACCTGCAAAAACTACCACTGCCAAGTGGGACGGCATGCCTGCTATAATATGGGGTCGTAAACCTGCCACAGGCGAGTTTGTATTAACCGACGGATCCGGCTTTGAAGCCAAGGGTTACGATGGCCTTGCAACAAGTCCTGAAATGATGGCACAGATTCAAAACACAAGAAAAGGCGATCGCACTAGCATTATTAACTTGTACACAAAGTTGTTCCCTGTGCTAGAAGCTAGTTTACCTCCCAACTTCCGTGGCTATGTCAAGGGTGATCTGCTGTATGCAAACACACCTCCAGAAATCGCAGGCAATTATGTGTTTCAACCTAACACTATTGAGTATAAAATTCCAGCTCGAAGTAACTTGGGGCAACGCATAGGCAATAGCAACATTGGCATTGCTGTACATAGCATGTATTCAGATGTGGGCGATGCACGGCAGCCATTAAAGGGTGTAAAGTTTACCGAAGTTCCAGGACTGATGTTAGAACGTCCTGCAACACCCTCGGCTCTGGCTGCTGAACCTGCTAAAGTAAAACAACTCAAACAGTTGATTCGTACAGATGGCGCTGCTATCTCTACCCTGTTTAATCCTACAGAACTACGAGCACACAAGATTACCGACCTGGCCAAGCTGTGCGTTGACTATATCAATACCAAGGTCGGTACTCCATTGAATCCTAATACACTATTGCCCGAGTTTGGCGAATGGTTGCAACGCAAAGTAACACCCAGCAAGTTCCGCAACATTGTAGAATACTTGGAAAGTCCTAGCTCAAATTCATCTGCATTGGCAGCGGCATTTACTGCATTTTTGTTGTTGCACGATTTAAAGATGGATATTCTACGTCAAGCAGATCTGGAGCATCCTGGGCAAGAGGGCTGGGTAATGGCCACCCCTGCAGGCTACGCCAAGGCAGTAAATCGCTTTGATCCTAATGCTTTTGCTGCTCAAAATAAGCAGAGAAATAACCCTCAAGGTGTGTGATTTTTGTCACTTTGGTAAATAAGTGTAGGGTCAAAGTACCCACAAACTTAAAGGAAAATTAAAATGGCTTATATTACCCCCGTAAATGGTGACGTACAACCAGTATTTGCACTAGACGTACAAAACGGTCCCGTTTCTCCATCCGCTTCTACTGCTGCTACACCAGTTCAACCTGCTGGTCCTAAGCTGGACTTCTTCCGCGCTGTTGCCAACACTACTGTTGTGTCACAACAAGGCGTGCAAGAATATGTTGCTAACGTTATCAACGCTATTCAACAAACTGCCACAATCGCTATGTACCAAGTTGACGGTACAGTATTGAGCTTTGCTGTGTATCCAACAGGTGCATTTGCCAACGCCGCTACATTCTTGAGTGCGGCCAACGTCACCTTCACAGGTTATCAGTTGGACAGCGCCACAAGCATTGGCTTCAAGCTAGCTGCATCCTAATCACTAGTTGATTAAACAACCAACCCAGGTTAGAAATATCCTGGGTTTTTTGTTGGCCGTTAAATACTCGCATAATGCGAATACTCTGTAGAACTCTTTTTGATTGCTCACTCACTGGCGTAACTGGTCATTATAGGATTTCTAGCATGCCGTTTAAAGACAAGGCGGGTCAACCAGTAACTGATCAAGCGTCTTGGAATTTCAGCCGTAATCAACAACGCAATTGGGAAACTATCAATCAGTTGATAAGTTTGCGAACACAGCCAGTTGACATTGTACCGGCGCAGTGCAACAATGGTGTTTGGCAGTTTGAGTTTGAAGTTGATCAGCCCTTGGTCTATAGTTTGAGTGGACGGGAAAACGATTTTGATTCGTTAACCAATGAGTGCAACAATGTGCCAATGATCACAGGGCTCAAAGAAACCAAGACGTCTAGCACAGCATTGATAACTTCAGGTCCTGATACAAACATTTGGTTTGAACCCATAAATAAAGCATTGGATGGACCATATGCCTGATACCACTGACATTGAAAAGAAAAGTTTAGAAGCGCACGTTGAACTTTGCGCTGAACGTTACCGTTTGCTAGAAAACAAACTGGAAACTTTAGACGAAAAGATTGAAAATTTGTCTCAGTCCCTTGAGGCTATCAAAATTGCCATACACAATATGTCAGAAAAAAGAAACAATCAGCTTATTGGTTGGGGCATAGGCATCATTGGTGCATTGACCGCTACTGTGGCTTGGTTGATCACAACTTATGTAGTAGTATGAATCGTACACAAAAGCTAGAAAAGTTTGCTGATCGTGAAATCAAACAGTTGCAAGACAAATTGATTGTACCTGACGGCTCAGGCGGCTACACAGCTTTTGGCAAATACAGAATTATACCTAAAAAAGAACATGTTGTTGTTCAAGTCAAAAACAACGAAACTATAGTTTTTGGCAGCAAACGTGTGGCTATGAGTTGGTGTGTAGCAGATCGACTACAAAGATATGCACTAGCCCGTAACATACAAATATTGGACAACAAACGTCAGAGTTTGGCAGCGGATATTCACTGCCGACAACAACTAGCTAATCACAGCCGAAACGCAGACTTTGCAGAGTCTGTAAACACCAAGATTCAACGCAAAATTGATTACTTCAACATGCTAGATTCTGAATTAGAAAAATGTTTAAATTCGGCTAAATATTGGCAACTAAAAGGATTTGCAAATGAAACTGCACGAACTGGCCGCACCACAGCCAACAAAACAAATTGCTAAAGTATTCGAAAGTTATTTTGGCTCTACCATTCAGTTTGACAACCTAAACCGTCGTCAAACACAGCATCTACTAACTCGTGTTCGTGGGCTGCTAGCTGAACATCGTTCAAGCACTGCCCGTCATCACAGTGAGAAAAATCCTGGGTATCTCAAGCTGGTTATGCTTGAGCAGGCTTTGGTAGCACAGCAACAAACACAAGCAACTCCTTTGCCTGCAACAGGAATGACCCCAGGAGCTGCACAAAAACCTGCGGTGCAAGGTGCTATTGCTAAAGATCCTAAACTGGCAGCAGCTCTCAAGAAGAGTCAAGCTGGCCAAACATTGAATCCTGAAGAGCAAAAGTTGGTAGCTGGTGCTGCAATGATGCAGGCCGAAAGCCGTTTCCGCAAAATGGCACGACGTCTAAACGAAAGCGAAATTCAACAGGCTCAAGTTGTGTTGGCTGCTCAAGACATGGTTGACAAGATGCAAAGCATGGTTGAAGATGTAAGCGAGCTACAGTTCAAAGAACTTCCAGCTCTAGTTGATTCGATCAAGAATCAAGTTGGCATAGACCAAGCCACACAGTTTAATCAAGATGCTACAGCCGCACTTACAGGTCTATTGCAGAACATCCAAGGTACCAAGCAACAGCTTGACTCTGCCCTTGGTGTAGTAACTGGTCAACCAGCAGCCATGTCACCGGCTGGTGCTGATATGGCCGCTGCTGGTGCTGATATGGCCGCCGCCACAGGTGACATGGCTGCTGGTGCTGATATGGGCGCTGAAATGCCCGTAGACCCTGCCATGGCTGAACCAGGTATGGAACCTGCACCGGCTGCGCTGGGAAGAGCCAAAAGATAATGCGACTTAGAGAGTTTGCCGGTGCTGAGGCCAGCACACCACGACCAGATGAATTATTGGGTCTGGTGCAGTTCCTGACCGGTCGTGCCAGGGACACCAACTCTCGTGGACAAATCAGCAAAGACGCCTTTATCAGCTTGGCACAAAGTTTAGATATCAACGTAACTCCTTATAACATAGAAGAAATTGTTGGGCAGCCTCCATTGAGTTCGGTACTAGAACCTATGCAACCTGATTCTGATGAAATTGTGTTCAAGGGCGCTGGACAACAAGAACCTGTTGCTATGCCAGTGAACAAGGCGCAGGACATTGTGGCTAATGCGGCCAAATCGGCAATGAATCGAGACCGTGGCGTCTAATCAAATTGGTCAACTGTAACAGTTGACACAAAATGTTAAATAGTGTATAGTATGTACACTAACTTCTGGAGAACTGTATGACCCGTTTGGCAATTTTGTTTACTCTGTTTACAGCCACTGCCCCATTGGCTATGGCCCAATACAACAGTTATGGTACCGCAGAAATTGTGCGTGTTGAACCACGCATGATCACCACATATCAACAACAATGCCGCGAGATTGCTGTACAAACTCCATACTCATCGGGCAATGCCGCAGGTGGGGTGTTGGGAGCCATTGCTGGTGCCGCAATTGGCAACCAAATTGGCGGCGGCTCTGGACGCGATATAGCCACTGTGGTAGGCGGGGTAGTAGGGTATCAAGCTGGTCGTGGAGAATCTCATCCTGGCGGAATCAGTCACCGAACTGTGTGCGAGGCTGTACCTGTTGTGACACAACGAGGCGAAACAGTGACTTTTAGATATCGTGGTAGATTGTTTAACCAAACTTTTGATTGATCGGAATTCTATATGGCATATTCTAATCAAGTTGTAGACCATTATGAGAATCCACGCAACGTGGGATCTTTTGACAAAAACGATCAAGACGTAGGAACTGGCATGGTAGGAGCACCTGCCTGCGGTGATGTGATGAAGTTACAAATAAAAGTAAAAGACGGAGTAATCACAGATGCAAAATTTAAAACATATGGTTGTGGCTCAGCGATTGCGTCGAGTTCGCTGGTTACTGAATGGGTCAAAGGACGCACACTTGACGAAGCGTCAGCGATCAAAAATAGCGAGATTGCTGATGAGCTTGCCCTCCCCCCTGTTAAAATTCACTGTTCAATACTTGCAGAAGATGCCATCAAAGCGGCAGTAGAAAACTACAAACAACGAGCACAGGCTAAGTTGACTTGATAAGTACAGGATGCAATATGAAATCAATCATTTGCATCTAGAATTAAGCTCACTTTGCAACGCTAGATGCTCTTTCTGTCCGCGAAATTTTTTAGGATACCCCTACAACAT